TCTAGTGATTTTGAAATGCACAAGCAATATAATGTTACATATTCTTATATGATACAGGAAGAACTTGGTGCGCATATGTTTACAGATTCTTATGATAATATACGAGTATATAATCAAACAGATGACATGTATAAATATAATACCGTATATTCTCAACAACCTTTAGTAGCAGCATTAATATCTATAGATGAAAGTAGGCAAATAGAAACAGTATTTGATACACAAGTGCGAGCTTCTAATGCAAAAATAAATGGAGAATATATTGATTCTTGGACTAAGTTTGGCGTTAATGAAACATTGGAAGTAGATAGTAAATATGGTTCTCTTAATGCTATGTTAGAATATGGGCAGTCTTTATATTTCTGGCAGGATGAAGCATTCGGTGTATTAGCAGTTAATGATAAGTCTCTTATTCAAGATAACAATACTGCTAAATTAGTATTAGGTACAGGTGGGGTATTAGATAGGTTTGATTATATATCCACACAAAAAGGTTGTAAGGATAAATTTTCTGTAGTTGGAGGTGTTGGAGGTGTGTATTGGATTGATAGACGTAACATGTCTATTGATCGATTTGCAGAATCTTTAACAGATCTTGCATTACAAAAAGAAGTTAAATCTATATTNAATGTAGATACTGAAATTGCAACATGGCCTAAATATATGGCTGTTCAAGATAAATTAAATAATGAAATATTATTTACATTAGCAAATTATAAAGATGGTATAATAACTAATCCTGGTGTTAATGAATTATCNTTAAATAGACCATTTACAATTAGTTATAATGAAACAATGGATTGCTTTACATCTGAATATTCTTTTAAACCTTATGTTTACATTCCGTTTAATAATACCTTTTTAAGCGCAACAACACATAACCCATTGGAGATATCTGTTCCATATCCTATGAACTTATTATTTACTCATAATATAGATGATACTATTCAAGCAAGAAATAATTTTTATGGGTTATATTATAATGATATTCTTGGTAGATACAGATCAAAACTTCGTACAGTATTTAATCCTTTTTATTTAAGTACAAAAGTATTTGATAATATGTTTTATAATGGGGAAGTTAAAATTACATCTAATGTTATTGATACATATAAAAAGACTGTTAATGAAGTTATTAATAATGAATTAAGTCCAATCAATAGTATATTATTTTATAATGATTATCAAACAACAGGTCCCCATAATCTTATTTACAAGACCAATCTTGAACGTAGGGAACGTGTATGGCAAACAATTATTCCAAGAAATGATATCGAAACCTTATATCCATTACAATCTAATAATCCTCAGATTGAAGATACAAGTGGAATTGGTACTACATATCCAGAACGTATGAGAGACAAATATATTGTATGTGAAATAGACACACCATATTCTACAAACAATACTAATTCATATAGAGTTATTATTGATAATTTAGGTGTTACATATAGAAATTCTTACAGATAAAATGAGTATAAAAATTAAAAAATCTAAACAGGGGAGTTTACATACGCACCTAGGTGTGCCACAGGGTAAAAAGATACCTGCTAATAAACTTAAAATTAAGTCTACTGATAGTCCTGCTATTCGTAAGAAGAAGCAATTTGCTATTAATNCTCGAAAATGGAAACATGAATATGGTGGATTAATACCAGAATATTCATGGGGTGGTGTATTGGCTGATACAGTTANTGGTGCTGGTATNGGTGCAATGGCAGGTGCTCCAGTTGGTGGTATAGGTGCTTTACCAGGCGCTATTATAGGTGGAGCTGGTGCATTTTTAAAAGGGGCTGTTGGTGAAATAACTGGTAATAAAGAAGAAAAGCAACAATTAGCACAGCAAAGAATTGCACAAGCTAATAATGCATTTAATATGCAAATGATGGGTGGTAATCAAAATCCTTTTACTGCTACGTTTGCAATGGGTGGTATGGCTGGTCCTATTAATGCAGAAATTGAAAAAGGTGAAACAGCAGTATCTCCAGATGGCAGAATGAGACAATATAGTTTACCATCTCATGGACAAACTACAGGTGATAATTTTAAATTTTTTGATCCAGGTACTATGATATTTAGTGATAAATTAAAGTTTAGTAAGGGTAAAACATTTGCACAGGAACAAATGACTTACAAAAAACTATCTGATAAAGCAGATAAGACATTGAAAAATCCTGGTTCAACATTTTTAAACAAACAAACAGCTGCTCTAAATAAAAAGAATGCTCTCAAAATGAGTGTGGACTTGTTTGGGAAACAGGAAGCAATGAAGATGTCTAAAGGTGGTCGTGTGCCTAAAGCAGAATATGGAATGATGGTAGATGATCCTAATTTTTATTTAGGTATAACTCCTATAAATAATATTCAGAATAGATTTCCATTACCAGGTAATGCTGCGTTTGGTTTAAGACCACAAGCTCAACAAACAGTATTAAATATACCTACAACACAACCAATAGTAAAAAAATCTTCTACTGCAAATATTTCTTCTGGTATTAATAACAGAAATGTAGTAAGTAGAGTAAATACAACACCTAGAATTGGTATGGATCAAATTATGCAGCAACGAGTTTTAGATGATATTATATTTGCTGATAGTTTTGCACCAGCTGCAATCCCAAATATAGCAATAACAAATACCGCTTCACCATTAAATGAGTCAAATAGGTTAGCTAATATGCCATCGTATCAACCAAATGGTGTTCGGGGTGGTGGTGCTGGAATAGATTGGGGTAATATGGGTATGCAAGCGTTATCTCTTGCACCAGATATATATAATCTTGGACAAGCCTTATTTAGTAAACCAGAAAAGATAGAACGTAATAGATATTTTAATCCTTATACAAATCAGATTAGATCTCGTATGAATGATAGGAGATTTAATATAGATCCGATATTGGCTGCTAATAGAAATGCAAATGCTATATATAATAGAAATGTAGCAAACGCTTCTGGTGGTGATAGATCTAGATTATTATCAAATTTATTAGGTGGTATGAATGCTAGACAAGGGGCAGATGCTGCTGCTTATGCACAGAAGATTAATATGGATAATCAGTATGCAGCAGAACAGGCACAAATGGATTTTGGGCTTGGTCAGCAAAATGCTCAAGCTTTAGCAATGAGAGATGATATTAATGCTCGTAACATGGCTGCTAAACGTAACTTTGGAGCAGCTGCAACATCTGGTATGCAACGTTATGCATTAAATCAGATGCAAATGAATAATCAATTGGCTTCACAAAGAGCGTATTTAGATGTTCTTAAGAAATCTAATCCTTTCTTCAATCCTTGGTTAGGACTTGATAATCTAATGTCTTATGGTAAAAATAATTAATTATGGCAAAAATTAACAGATACGATACTCCGGCTGAGAGTAATTATTTCAATACATTTGTACCATTACCATTAGATCAGATTACTGCTCTTGGTATGAAACGTCAAGAGGATCTTGAACGTAAGCAAGATACTACATCTAAATTTATAGATCAAGCTTCGTTAGTAGATTATATTGCTAATTCTAAAGATGAGACGTGGGTTAAAAATGAATATTTACCAAAACTACAACGATATGCTGAAGAAGCAATGTCTATAGATTTAACCAATCCTGTAGAATGGGCTAAATATTCAACGAAATTGAGAACGCTAGGGACATCAGATAAAATTCGTAGAATAGAAGAAAGTAAATCTAGATGGAATCAGGCTCAAGAAATGAAACAAAAGCTTATTGCCGCTGGTAGATACAATCAATTATTAGATGAAGATCCTGCAGTTGGCTGGGATAGTGATTCTGGTGTATATAGTTATATGCCAGAAGCATATACTGATAAATCAGAATTATTTGAACAATATTATAAACATATGAAGCCAAGATCTAAAGGAATAGTTAATATTAATGGTATTAACGTACTTAGAGAGGGTATAGATATGAAGGATATTCGTGCTATATCTAATAGGGCGGCTCAAGAATTAGCGGCTAATCCTCTTGGTCAACAGCAAATTAAATTATTTAGGAAAATGTATCCTGAAATTGCTGAAGGGATGGACCCTGTGGATATATTAAAAATGCAAATGGAAGATTATGGTCAACAATATATTACATCGAATGATCAAATATTACCAGAATATGCTCAAGGAAATGGTAGTGGTGATTCAGGTGGCCCAAAACCTTGGACAACTAATGCACAGGCTATACCTGGAGGAGAAATTGAAGCAGATGTTTTAGGTATAAAAGATGTCTTAGAATATAATTTTGCTGAACCTACAAGTAATAAAGATCAATGGAGTCACGATCCTTATTCTTGGTCAGGAACTGCAAGTAGATTAACAGACTTAAGAAATGCAATGAATACAGAAGAATATCAAAAAATGACTGATAAGAAAAATAATGCTATAACTTCTATTATCCAAAAATATCCTCATATGGCTTATACGCCAGATGGTCAAAGAAGATTATCAGATAATGAAATATTAGATAATTATAGGAATGCTATGAAAAGTAGAATGGATTCTGCTACATTTGTTCCTAATGATTTAGATGTTTTAGAATATACACAAAGATTGGTTGATAAAACATTTAATACGTCTAGATTTGTTATTCCTAGTATAAAAGAATCGTTTAGTCCTCAAGAACTAAAAGATGAACTAGGCTTTGATACAGTGGAAGATATGAGAAAAGCAATGGATATAACAGCTCCATCGTTTAATATTGCTGGTGGTATTTCTGCTTCTATAATACCTAATAAATCTAAAGGTAAAGTTGCTAAAGCTTTAGCTGAAGGGGGCAATGAACTAGTTATAACAGGTAATTTAGAAGTAGATAATGCTATGAAACCATTAAATCAAATAAGACAAATGGTAGATAGAGGAGAAAAAGGTAGAGTACCAATTACAAAGAGTGGTAAATTTGTCAATATTGATTATGATTATACTTATATAAACGGACAACCTAAATTTATTCCTATTTATAATATTGAACAAAAAGTTGATAAAAATAAATTTGAGCCAGTAATTACAGAAGATATGCAAGGAAATCCTATTCCAGCTACAACAAATTTACAAGGGTTATATGAATTTTCACTAACATCAATTTATGGACCTAAAAAACCGTTTGATCCTAATAAAACCACTCCGTCCAGAGGTCTTACATATTACAATGATTAATTATGCCGAAAAGAGAAATATATAATACTGCAGAATCTAAAAATGTCAATATTGCATTAGGTAAAGAAGATTACTTTAAGCCTGATTATTATAAGTTTTCAGAGGATGAAGAATTATTTCCTGGATCTTATTATTCGGATATAGATGATGTCTATGTTCCTTCTGATATATATGGCATAGGAGAATCACGTTATGATAAAGATTTAACACGATTAGATGCTCCTTATTTACAAAATATACGAGCTTCTAGGCAGGGACCTGTTGCTCAATTAGGAAATATGTTAGGCCAAGCTATTGTCGGAGAAGTTATTGGTGGAGTATTAGAAGGAACAGGTTATTTATTTGCCTTACGAGAATTTAATAAATTATCAGAAGGAGTCGATGAAGAATTTGGCAATGGGTTAAGTCAAGCAGGTGCTGCTATACGAGAAAGTATGAGAGAGGTCGCCCCTGTATATGAGTATGCATATAGGGAAGATAAATTTAGACCATGGGATTGGTCATGGTGGATGAAAAATTCTCCATCTATAGCATCTTCTTTGGCTCTTATGTTGCCTGCAGCAGGTGCAGCTGGAGCTATAGCAAAAGTAGGGAAAGCTATCACAGGTCTAAATATAGGAAAGACAGGATTTGCTGTTATGCAAGCAGGTCTTTCTCGTCATATGGAATCAATGATGGAGTCAAAAGGTACATTTGATGAAATTAAAGAAATGGCTTTGCTACAAGGTGTACCAGAAGATGAGGCTATTAAATTAGCTGCTAAAGGTGCTCAAAAAAACTATATGTTAAACTGGCCAATGGTTATCCAAGATATACCTCAATATTTATTTTTAAATAGGGCTTTATCAAGTGTTATAAGTGGCAAAGGGAAAAATCTTTTACAACAGACAGCAAATAATTTAATAAATCCTGTTGCATATGATTTATTTAAAGATGCTACATTAGAGGGGCTTGAAGAAGGTTATCAATATTTAACAAATGAGTATAGTAAATTTCTTATTGAACAACAACTTAATCCTAACTTAGATATATCATTTTCAACCAGGGCCAAAGAACATTTAAAGAATGGTGAAATATGGACTAATATGTTTTTTGGTGCCATAGGGGCCACTGTTATGCAAGGTGGCCGTGGATTAATGGATAAAGTACGTGGTGTTGAAGATGAAAGTGTAGCAAAGATTAAATCACAGGCTCAATTGTTTTCTGCTATAAGTAGTGAAATACTTGAAGCTCGTAATGAAAACAATCCTATAAAAGAAAAATTAGCAGAACAAAAACTTGTATCTAATCTTGCTGTTAACGCAGCTATTAATAATAGTTTACAACATACAGAAGGATTAATAGATGCTATAGTTAATGAAGAGTTTACATCTGAAAACTTAGAAAATTTTGGTATTACAGAAGAACAAGTCGCTCCTTATCGTGGTGTTGATAATAAGAAAAAAGCAGATTCTTTAAAGACACAAGTTAGAGATATAGCGGAAAAATATAATCAAGTACTTAAAGATATAAGTAATAAAAAGACCTTATTAGGTAAAGGTTTTAATAATGCTTATAAAAACAGATCTCCTCAGTATAAAAATATGACTGAAGAGAATTATGCCAAATTATTGGCAGGTACTATAGTTCAAACAAGGGCTACTAGAGAAGCTATTGATAGTGCTATATCTGAATTAGAAGATAAGAAAGCTAACTTAAAAAACATTATTGATAATGAAACAGAGATAGGTAAAAGTTATGCTGGCCTTTCTCCTTTTGGAAAAATTAAAATACAAGTTGAAGCCGAGCTAGAAGCTGAAAAGAAAGAAGCTGATTCGTTTAGAAAGAGATATTCTGAAGAAGTAATTAATAAATTACCTGAAGGATTAAAAGCAGATATACTTGAACAGCTTAAATATTATGATGATTCTGTTGCTGAGAAAGAAAAAGATGTTAAAGAATTAAAAGATAATTTAACAAAAGAAGATAAAAAAATTCTTAAAAATCTTAATACAGAAGATATTAAAGATTATAAAAATACGTCTAGAGAAATATCACAATTAAAAGCAGATTCTTATGCTTATAAAGCAATGGAGAAACGTCTTGTCAAATGGATATACTGCAAACTAATGAAGAAGTAACGAAATACTATAAAAGATTATTATGAAAGAAATAAAAATANTGAAGAAGATTTTGGTTTCAATGCAGATGATATAGTATTTATACCTTCTATAAATAAAGAAGGCATAGTAGAATTAACTGAAAAAGAAGAAGATGGTAAGACAAAATATCACGTCATTCCTGGACATTTTGATTCATTGGGAGTATTTGTAAAAGATTCAGAAAAGTCTGAAACATATTATGTTGAAGATCTAATGACATCTGAATTTAATACAAATGAAGATATGTATGAATCAATAGATACAGTATCAAGCTCTCATACAGTAGATTCAGATTATAATACAAATTATAGGCATGAACTACAAACAAAAAGAAATAACAAACCTATAATTACTCTATCAGATACCATATCTTATATTCATATTGATAGAGATAAGCCTAGTAAAATTGAAGTTAGAGATAAAGAATTAGATGAATATGTAAGTAAACCTGGTCAGGATATAGATGAAATTCTTAAATCAGCAACCGCTTCATATTCTATAGATTTTGAAAATGAATATTGGACTGACTCAAGTGATTCTCCTGAAGTTAGAAAACAAAAAGAAGATCTATTAAATAATCTTAAAATAATATTTAATCCTTCTACAGGAAAGAGAGATAAAAATAGAGTTATAAAATCTGTAATAAATAACTTACAAGAAACTCCTCAACCTAAAGATCATATAGAAGGTTGGAATTATTTACTTGATACTATCCCAATAAAAATTACTATAAAGGTTGAAGATAAAACATTTGATAATAGATTATTTGTACATAATTCAGATTTCTGGAACTTATCTGCTCCAAATATAGAGAATGTAATACCAGAGGAATGGATATTTAATCAAAGACTTGATACTAGAAACTTTAGATTTAGATTATTAGAACAGTTATTAAAAGGAAATAGTGTAGTTACTAATGGTATTCGTAGAGAAGGTGGCCACTTAAATAGGGTTGCCACGCTTGATGCTATTCATGATAGATTAAAAATTGATATTCATGATTTAGAGTTATTTATAGCATTTTCAGATGGTACTATTCATTCATCACCAAATAAGTCATCTATATATAATACTGTACCAGGTACTGTTTTATTTCAAACAAAAAAAACAATGCATGGTAACACTGTAAATATTGCAGCTAATGTAGCTCATTTAACAGGTGAACATGCTGATATATTATTAAATGCAATTGTAACTTTAAATACTCCTGGTAAAGGTCGTAATTCAATTGTGTATAATAATGATAAAATAGACGATAGAGTTAAAGGTATAAATGCAAGCAATGTTGTTAGTTTATTAGCCTTATATGGCAATGTAACTAATAAAGAAGGTAAAATGCCTTCTCAACGTTTGTATATGGATCCTAATAGAATTAGTTTACATTATGGTGTTTCTGGTATTATAGAGAATATATTTGATATTAAAAGTAAAGAGCGAAATGAATTTATTAAATGGGCAACTGAGAACAAAAGATATAGAGTCCCATTTAAAATTAAAAGATTTGAGGGCTATTCTTTAAATAAAGTTATAAATAAGAATTTTCAAATTGGATCTATTATTAATGATCCTTCAAAAAAGTTAACTTGGGCTCAAACATTGGCCTCTACTCCTATTAAAACAGATAAAAAAGGTAAGCATAGTTATATATTAAGTACTAATATAGAACTTAATTCTAATGGTGTAGTAGATGGTAAGCCTGTTCTTATTGCAAATAACTCAAATATTACAGAAAGTAATACTTCTAAAATAGAAAATATTAATCCTCCTACTACTCCTATTATAGATAATAAAACTGGTGAAGTTAAGGAAACAAAGACTCCTCCTAAACGTAGTAGACTTAAGAATGCACCTAAGCTAGGTAATAATAATATGCCAGCATGGGAATACGATAAGGTGTATGAAAAGGAGCCAAAAATAAATAACACAGAATTAGAATGGTTTACTAATAGATTTCCTGGTAAAACTGTTAAAGAAGTTGAAGAATTAATTAGACTTGCTGCGGATGGTACTATGGCATTTGGTGTATTTAGAGCCAGTGCTATATATCTTTATAATAAAGCCCCGCAGGGTACTTTATATCATGAAGCATTTCATAGGGTTTCTTTAGGTTATTTATCAAAGTCAGAAAGGAAAAAATATTATGATGAAGCTCGTGTAAAATATAATATTCCAAATTCTAAAGATTCTGAGGTTGAAGAAATATTAGCCAACGAATTTAGGTCATGGAAATTAAATCAAACTTCAAATGTTCCATTATATNTTGAAACAACTAANTGGATAAAAAGATTATATGATTTNATAGTATACTTTTTTACTGGTAGTAATAGAATTAAATCATATGAAATTGAAAATTTATTTAGTCAAATAGAAGCTGGTAGATATAGCAATAGATTTATTAATTTAAAAAATAGNTGGGCTTTAAAAGATTACGAGGCTCCTTATAAGATATCTTCNTTACTTGGCAAAGGACTTATNGATTTACCTGAAATAAGTTCACATAGAGANTTTATGAATCTTATAAAAGGTTTAACAACAATTCTTATATCTGAAAGTAATGTTACTAATTTAAAACAATTTAAAAATATAGATATTACTAAATTGTTTAACTATATTCAAAATGAATTATTAGATAAAGTTTCAGAAAACGAGGATGAACCAGATGGTTTTAGAGCCATTCAATCTTCTTTAGCTTATGATATAGAAAATAATATAGTTGAAGAAGGAGAAACAATTGAAGATTTAAAAATAGAAAAAGATAAGATAGATCGTATTATTAGATTATATGAATCAATATTAGATCCCAAATATACTCCTATATATATTAAACATATATATGGTATACTTAGAAGTCAATATGGGGTTGCTGCAAGAACAGATGCTTTTGAAAATGAAGAAGATTCTGAGTATAGTTTAGAAGAATCTAGTCTTGGTGATATGATAGCAAGGTTTAGTAAGGCATCATATGAAATAGATATAAGAGATAACGCTAGTTCCAATATTAAGTTTTTGGTTGCTACTATTAGGGAATCTGAAGATATTAATGAAATAACAAGGACTCCTAACTATGTTAATTCTAATGATATGTGGAATAATATTTTACATACATTACATAATAGTGATAGTGTAGATGAAATGCTTGAAACTATAAAAAGATATTCTGCCACTAGTTATCCTTATTTAGATTTATACAATAAACTTATAAATGGTAAAGAAAGATTACGTACTCAATTTAGAACAGTAGTAAATAAACATAAACATGAATATGTTAATATCCTTTATAATAATAATGGAGATGGTTTTGAATTTGAAATAAAAAGGGCGGATGTATCTCGTCAAGAAAAAGAAGAAGCTCGTAAATGGTATTATTCATTTATAGAAACGCCATATATTATAGAATATAAGGGTAAAAAAGTTCTTAGTGTTAAAAAATATAAAGAGTTAGTAACTGCTTGGGATATTTTTAAAGACGATATTAAAACAAATTTAGCTGAAAATAAAGTTACTAGTAATAAGTTTAATAAAGAAATACTTAAAGAATATGAAGATAAATTTATTAAATTTTTAGCTGAATTTTCTATTGAAACTACTCCTGAAATATTACAATATATTTTAAATAAGAGAGCTTCTGCCGAGAATGCCTTATATGCTAATGTCCTTGCTACATATATATTAGAAAAAGGTGGTGAATTAATTAATAGAATTACAGAAATTAGGGAAGGACAAGCTAATGATGAAGACTATAATGTATTAGGTAGTATATTCAATATATATGAATCTCCAAAGAGATTAAAGTCAAAGGCTAGTGCATTTATTGTAAGAGAATTATCTTCAGCTAAATATGAACTTTATCCTGACTTGTTGAATAATATTGTTATAGGTCCAGATGGTCATCAATTTTTTACATATGCTCCTAATAGTTTTGCTACTGATCAAGTAAAGAGATTTAAACAAGAATCTATATTAGATAAATATTTAGATAAGCAATATCATAAATATTCATATTTTTTAAATTATCTTAAAGATAATCCTGAAGCTAGGAAAAATATATCTTTAAAAACATTATCTGCTTGGCAAGAGAGAGATGCTAATGATAAAGGTATGGCTTATGATGACTTAAATGATATAGAAGATTATATGATGCGTATGGTTGCTTTTCAATCAAATATGATAGCCTTTCCTATATTAGCAGATAGAACTACATATTATTTCTTAACTGGATTTAAATTACCAAACTTTACATATAAACTTGTAGATGGTAAACTTACCATTCCAGATGAAGTAGTAGATATATTTGTTAATTATGCTAAAGCAGAACGTGATAGAATCAACGAAGCATTAGAATTATACAAACGTTACGAAAGCGCATCTAACGAAGATAAAGAAAAAATCTTCAATGAAGAAATGATAGAGAACTATCATTATATATATGTTGGAAAAAATTCTAAACCATTATTTAAACCTGGCCCAGATGGTAAAGGGGGTAATGCTTATAGATATATAGAATTTCAATCGTTTAATAGAGAAGATTTTGATTTTGATAGGGATGTACGTTCTGAAATAGAAAGTATGTTAAATGATTTAGTTGAAATAGGATTACAAAAAGCTTTATCATTAAATATAATTGTAGAGGAGGAAGATGGTACATATGAAAATAATTATATAGATATAAATAAATTACAATCTGTACAAGAAGAATTAGGATCAGATGATTCAGTAGCTCCAATAGATAGCGCTATTAGAAATATTATAATGGCCAATGAGATAGCCATGGCTATAACTAATTTTGAAACTAATATGTTATTTGTTGGTGATCCAGCTTTCTTTAAAAGAGGTGGTAGTTCTAGTGTTCAAGAAGATAGAATTAAAAGATTAGGTGTATTAACATCTTCTGGAGATGCTTATGATAATAATCCTTTAAACTATAATAATAATGAAGAATTTTTTAATCTTGTAGTTTTACAAACTCAAGAAATTAATATGAATGAGGCAGATCAATATGACAATACATTTTATAGAGATCTGGAAAAACTATTAACAATAAATAACTTTAAAATATTATTAAATTCTATAGAAGGATTAAAAGCAGAGGAAGAAAAATATAAACAATATAAAGAATTATTATCTGAGGAAAATATTAATACAAATAAATTACAAGATATATTAAAGAAAGAGTTTAAATTAAATATAAAGGAATTATTGGCTCCATATAGAAAAATTAATCCTACTGATGGGCAAGGTTATATTACTCCTAAAATGTATAGGGCTTTGCTTGATAAGCATGGAGAGTGGACTGATGAAATGGAAGAGGCATATCAAGTACTTATGTCAAAAGAAATAAAAGATATGACAAATCGTGATTTTGAAATAGCTTCTCATATTCTTATGCAGCCATTAAAACCAGTATTTTTTGATTTATTAGAAAGTGAAAATATATTAGTTCCGCTATATCTTAAATTATCAACTGCTGTATTGTGGCCCAATATGATTAAGGGTACACATATGGAAGAATTATATAATAGAATGAATAAAATTGGTGATAAGTATTCAATAGGAGATCCAATTGATATGGTTGTGTATAGTTCTTGTGTTAAAGTTGGTAATAGGGGATTTGGTTATCTTTATGAAGATTCTACTAGATCTAAATTAACAGATCTTAATAAACTTTTAGTGTATCCAGTTCCTTATGCATCTTTACGTAAACAGGTTGTTACTGATCCTCATGATGTGGATGAAACAAAAATGGGTACTCAGTTTGCTAAAATAGGATTAGCTGATTTGAATTTATACGATGCTGTATATGAATTTAATGGTCAGAAATTAACTGGTAAAGAAATATCAAATATAATATTTAAATCCTTAGCTGGTATTAGTAATAAAGGATTGGTATCTTTAAAAGAAAAAATTGGTTGGGATGATGCTACTAAAACCATTGATCTTGAAAAATTAGCTGAAACATTAAGATTTGATGCCATACGTAGTGGTATGCCAGATCAGATTTCAGATGCTTTTAGAGTTGAAGATGAAAATACACTATATCTTGAACTTGATGCTATGCCTAATAAAAGACAGATATCCAGTAGAATTATAGGTATGGTAAACAAAAGTGTTATTGATATACTAATGCCTGGTAATGCTTTTATTCAGATGTCTAATCAAGGACTTGCAGCATCTCCTTCAGATGAGTTAAAGTGGTATACATTAGATGAAAACGGCAAGCTAAATTCTGCCGAAGCATATATTTCTATAACAATGTTTAAGCATGTTATACCAGATTATGAAAACATAAGTTTTGAAGATGCAAGAAAATGGGTATTAGAAAATTCTGGAGAAGTATTAGCATATCGTATTCCTACACAGTCACAAGCATCCGTTATATATTTGAAAGTAAAAGATGTATTTGAAGAATCCATGGGTGATACAATAGTATTACCTGCTCCTGTTGTTGCTCTTACTGGTTCTGACTTTGACATTGATAAAATGTATGCTATTCGTCATACATATAGTTTAGATGAAAATGGTAAAATGTCAATTACTAGATTTGGTAATACTCCGGAAGAAGCATTTAATTATCAAAGTGCTAATATTATTAATAATATAGTATCTACTATTGAAAAAATTGAGAGGTTATATAAAATTATACCTGCTGCATTTAAAGGTGTAAAGGCAGATGTTATTAAATCGAAATTAGAAGGTATACAAGAAAGTTTATATCCAGAATTATTAGATAGAATAGGTGTTGATATTCAATATCTTATAGATAATGTTGAAGAAGATTCTGCTTCTTTATCATTAGAAACTATGGGGTATTATAATGCATATTAAAGATACTATTAAGGATTGGAATTTAAAAGAGTTAAGAGAAGATTTTATTTCTAAAAATACTAATAAGAGTCCATATGATTACAATACTGCTGGTGCTATTAAGAATCAACTTATGAACGCATATCTTTCTATATATAGAAGCAGGGAACATTTAGTTCAAACACAAACTCCTCTTGGCGGTTTAACAGATCAGTTAAAGAAATTAGCTAGACTTATAGAAGAAGATAATCATAATAATGATTTATATGCATATTCAGCTACTCATCAAAATGAATTAAAATTTCAATATAATGGTGGTCAAAAAGGTATTGCTCCATTTGCACTTAATAATGTTCATCATATACTTGGTCAGATAGCTAGATTAGAACATACATATGGGTCATTAGGACTACTTCAATCTGGTGATTCTAATAATGGTATTAGTTTACATGAAAAATACGGTAAAGATGGTCTAAGTATATTATCTTGGTTATCTGCTATGATTGATGCTCATGTAGACTTGGCTAAAGACAATTATATAATGAAGCTTAATGTAAATGAGATTACGTATAATGTAGTATCTTTATTATTAAGAGGTGGACTTGGCATAGATACTTTTAAATTTTTATCTCAACCTATATTAAAAGAATATGCTAGAGCAGCAATAAATTCTGGTAAAAATAAAATGGCTCTTTTTTATAGTGAAAAGGCGGCCTTACAATTTTTAAAAGGCCAATGGGAGAATTATTTATCAGAAGAAGGTAAAAATAAGTATGAAAACGAAAAATCTATTTTGAGTTCTGACGTAGCAAAAGAAGTTATTGATATAGCAAATGATTTAACAAATCTTAATTATATAAATAAAAATATAAATAGTTTTGACAATCAAAAAGAAAAAGACGAGTTTGTTATATATCAACTTAAAGCTTTAGATTTATATATATATTTTGATAAGATATCAAAAGATTTAAATAATTTTGTTCAACTATCTCAGATTGATACAAAAAAATATGGTAAGACAGCTGTACAAGTTATTCATTATAATAAGCGTTTACAAGACTTTGTAAATAGAAATAAAAGTAATAATCCTATATTTAAAAATGCTGACAAAATATTACCCATAGATAATATAATTGATGGTGAAACCTTACTTGGTCCTTATTATAGAAATTCTGTATTATTTTTATTAGAAATATTACCTAGAATAACTATATATGCTTCACCAGTATTTATGAAGGCGCTTAGTACTATACTTGATATATCTGGTAATTCAGATACATTAAACAAGAGATTTATTGATTCAATTGCAGATGAATTGTATGCTACTATAGTAGGAGAATTCTTTCATGATGAAGTATTAATGATAACTGAAAAGAGTAATCCTGGTGCTAATCTTGTATCATTATGGAAAGATGTTGTCACTTATGTAGGTAAAGTTCAAACTGGTAAAGTCCCTGAAGCAGAATATTTAAAAAATAATTATATAATGAAAGCCTTTAGCAAATTACCTGTTGCTACAGAAGTTCAATTGCCTATTGATTATTTTTTAGGTACAGCAAAAAAAGCATTTGCAGATAAATTATCTAACGATGATTATATGTATGATTGGCTAGATATGATTAATGCTGATAGGTCTACTGAAGAAGGCAAGCGTATTTCTTCATTTGCTAAAAAGTTATTTATATATTCTTTCTATAATTCTGGGTTTAGAAATAAATTACATTCATTCTTTAATATAATACCTCCTAGTATAATTAAGGAATTAGAACTAGTAGAAGGACAGGAACCAATCAGTTTAAATGAATTTATAAAGTTTAAAAAAGATCTTTATAGCGATCCTATTTTGGGAACAGAAATATCTGCAACAATAGATGAGGTATTTTTAAACAACTGGCAAAATAGGGATCTTATAGAATCTATATTTATAGGAAATGTAAATAATCCAAAAGTAGATGAAATAAGTTTTGTATTTAATTCTGCTCCATTAGGTGAACTTAAAGAAGATAATAGCGTATCTGTTGTAAGTAATTTAGACTCTGTAACAGCAGCAGTCTTAAATCCAATGGAACAGTATACTTATAATCCTACTAATCCTAAGGAAACCGTTATATCTCAGTGGTCAAGATTATATGTAGGAGATAATATAAATAATGATCCTGTATTTACTAAATACGTAATATATTATAAGAAAAAAGGTAGGACCAAATTTCATCCTCATTTAATGAAATATATTGGTTACTATAAAACTACAACAGAAACTCCAGAAGAAGTAACTGATTCTGATGGTAAAACTTCAACTAGGGTTAGATATGTTACTCAAATACATCCTGTATATAAAACTGTACCTCGTAAATCATTTGATAAAGGGGGTATAACATTTAGGGAATACTGGTTTAAAAATAGTGCTATTGAAGAGAATCAATCTATTGAGGAGGTTGAATATACTGATTCAAAAAATAATGTTAAAAGTTATAAAGTACACGCTTATATTAAAGATGGGCAAGAAAGGTTGTTTTTTAATCACCCTAAAATAAGTGATACAGAAGGTAGTGAAGGGTTTATATATGGTAAAGATATGGTATTTATAGACGATTATAATGTATCTTTGGTAACTTCTATATCAGGTAATAGTATGCGTGATTTAATGGTTGCTCAAGAGCCTACAATTACTAAAGAATCTACAACTCCTGAATTTGATAAGCTTCCTTATCGTTCTGTTAATAAAACTATGACTTATGCTGGTATAGGTAGCAGAGAAACACCTAAAGAGGTATTAAATCAAATGAGAGAAATAGCAATGGAACTATCTTCAAAAGGATATTCTTTAAATACAGGTGATGCTAAAGGGGCTGATACTGCTTTTAGAAGTGTATCTCCCGATAATAAAACTAATATATATACTGTTAATGATGCTACAGATACGACTAGGATTATTGCAAAAGAAATACATCCTAATCCAAATGCTTTAAATGAATATTCGTTAAACTTAATGGCTCGTAATACTAATCAAATATTTGGCAAGAATCTTGACACTCCTGTAGATTTTGTATTATTTTGGGCAAAAGAAACAAATAATTCATTAAGACCTGAAGGAGGTACTGGCCAAGCTGTGGAGATGGCAAGACGCAAAGGTATTCCCTCTATTAATATGTTAGATCCTAATTGGCGTGAAAAATTGGATATTGTTCTTAATAATGAAAATAATATTATACTTGAAAGCAATATATATACTCAATTGGGAAATAAAACACAATCTACTAATGTTAAAATAGAACCGTGGAATAATCTAAAAAATATGACGGAACCTTATACTTATTACGAAGATACTAAAGGTGTAAAACATATAGTTCATATTATTGCTACTCGTATAAAAAATTCAAATGAACATTTTGGAAATCCTTTTACGCATGACGAAAAAATATCATCCCAAAATAAATCATTAATTAAAGTATCCTCTGTTAGAGAAGCTGTAGAAAAATATATAAATTGGATTATCAGTTCACAAGATAGTAGAGCAATGTGGATAAGAAATGAAATAAAGTCTGGTAAATTGCAAGGACTCCCTATTCTGTATTATGCAGAATTAAATGAACCATCTCATGCCACAGCTTTAGATTATCTAATTAATAAATATGATTGGTCTAGTAATATTAATATTAAAACAGTATCATCTCCACAATTATCAGAAATGACATTGAGTCAATTAAAAGATGCTGTTAACGAAAAATATAAGAATAAACCAGGATATATACCATTAACATTACGAGATATGACAAATATGTCTCAGGACGAAATTAATAATTTAAAAAATTGTTTATAATATGGCCAAGTGCGTAAATACAAATCACCCTGATTTTAATAGGTTAGTTGAATCATCTGGTCTACATCCTGCAATACTATCTGCAAAGATGGGTGTATGGATGGAAGAAAATAATACAGATGAATGGCCTACATTAGAACAATTAAATGAGATTGTCATATTAAGTAAATCACAAGTTAATCCGTTTGAACGTATATCACAAGAAATAGTAACTAAAAAAACATGGAAAGAAGTTGCTGAATTATTAGCTGGTTATGATAAAGTATTGGGTAAAACACCTATGATGGGTGGTCTTGAAATATTACGTAAAGATGATCCTGATATGCAAATAGCCAATGTAGCTTATATGAGGGGTTTTGCAAAAGCTATTAATAATATTATACCAAATTTATTAGAAGTAAAACCATTTAATGAATATTGGCCAGGTACAACTTTTGTTAAATATAAAAGATATAAATTATATATACATCAGTCAGCTTTAGATAAATATCATAATTTTATTGGTAATCAGAATTTACCAGAGGGAATAGTTCCAGATACTCCTATTGAAGAAATGAAACAATTGGAGATGGAGTTTGGTATTAACACACAGAGAAGATTTCCTGTTTCTTATCCAGAAAGACTTGATCCTATGGAAGAAGGTTCTATGAGCAATACGATGTTAACTCATATGGACAAAGAAGCCATAGAGGTAGATAACTTTTTACTTAAGAATAAAGATACTAACAATATAATAGATATATTAAATAATATCAAAGAGGAATATAGTATGTCTCCTGCTCATGAGTCCTTGTTAGATCTTATGAGTAAAAACAAAACATTTGATTCTATAGAAGTAAAAGTTATTAAACGATTTGATATATCTCATTTATTTCCTACAAAATGGAATGATGTTAAAGACTCTGATGCGTTTTATAGTTGCTAATAGTAAAACTAATACTACTACTATATATATTGTTAGAGATAATTTATCTTTGTTTGGTAAATCAACAATAGATCGTTTAACATCTACTTTATTACACGAAGCCATTCATGGTATTACTATGGATTCTATAGTTAATCCTAAGAATGAAGAACAAAGAATATTACGCAGGGAATTAAATAATATATACAATGCTGCTAAAGCTAAAAGTAAATTATATAAAGAAGGTCATCCTGGTTATGGTTCTCTTGAGGAATTTATAGCAGATGGCTTAACTGATCCTAAAGTATTACAGGAATTATATGAATCTGAATTTAATTTCTTTGAAAGAATATGGAATGCTATATTAAAGTTGTTTGGTTATAGTCCTAAAACTGTTAAAGGGGAAACATATAAGCGATTATTTACATTATTATCTAAATATAATACTGTTAAAGTTACAGGTCGTAATTCAGCATTTTATTTAAAAAAACAACATGCTGGTACTAATGAAATGTTTAATAAGTATTTAAAAGATTTTGTTACTCCAGCTTCAAAATATAAAGCCACCATAGAAGATCAAGCTAAGATGACAAAACTATTATTGGATGGTGCTATTAAAAAATCAGGTCAGAAAATAATAAATTCTAAAGAATTATTAGAGGCTGAACGAATTGTCAGTGCTTTTAATTTAGGTAATGTATCTTCTGAAATAGATAAATATATTAAAGATTTTGATTCTAACTTAGAAATAAATAAATTATATACTGGACCAAATGCAATTGATAGAAGTATTAATGAATTTAATAATAGATATAATCTAACAAGTCGTAGTAGGCAAGAACTCATAGGCAAATTTAAATCAATGTTTGGAGCAGATGCTAACATTATTACTAATGCTGTTGTATGGAACGATGAAGCAAAAATTATGGATGTAATAGATTTTGTTATATTCTATAATGATAAGCAAACTGGAATGTTAGTTTATTCTATACTAAATTTACAAGATGGGACCGATGATATGAAGAATTTCAATTCTATAAAATATCATAACAAAAAAGATCCAAAAGCTGTTTTATTTAGGCCAGGTAGCATGAAAGATAGAGCTCAATTAAGACTCCATCTTGATACTTGGATGATGTCAGAATTTATAAATCCTATTATTAGAAAAGATAAAATAAAAAGAGGTGAAACGGTTCTTGCTGATAGAAGATATGTTATATCTATTAATAAAACAGAAGATGATAAATATGATTTAACTAGAGAATATAGAAATGCTTATGTTCATGAACTATCATGGCAAAGTCCTAATATGCCAATGCTTTGGAAAGAAGATTTTTTTAAAGCTAGGGAAAAATATCTTGAGGAAGTATTAGAAGAAGAGGAAACAGTAGAATCCTCCCAAATTAGAGTTGATGCCAGATATGATGAATTTCTACAAGAAATGTATGCAGAGACAGGAATGTCTGATATAAATAAGATTCTTATCAGTGTTATCAAGAAACTTCAGACAAGGAAAAAAATAGAATCTATATTTGGTAATAAGTATCGTGCCGAAGAGGTAGCTAATACTTTACAAAATATACTCATAAAGTATAAGGAACCAAAAGAGGCTATGCACGAATTTATAGATTACGCTTATTATATTCTTAAAGATGCTGCAGATGATATGGCTAAAAGTTGGTCTGGTGATATAACAGCAGACAAACTTAAACTTACAAGATATTATCGAATGACTGGTTCGTTTGAAATACTTAAAGAATATCAAGTATATTTAACAAATATTCGAACTAATGATACCCCTGAAAGTGATACTGATAAAGAATATAGTAGGTTAGTCGATGAATCTGTAAAATATATTACATATATCGAGCAAGAATATATAGACAGGGCCATAAAACTACTTACTAATAGATTAGCTCCATATTATAATAAAGTTAAAGTAGAACATATGATTACCGCTCGTAGAGAATATAGATTAAATAAATATTACTACGAAAATGGAAAAGAAACTACCAAAACCTTTAATCCAAATATGACAGAAGATGATTATGTGTATTACATATTAAATACATCAGCTGTTAAAAAAGATATAGAAGATAGGTCAAGAATATCCTTAACAGCAGAACTTAAAAAAGGCATGAGAGATATTAATTATCTTGAAATGTTAGCAGGTAATATTCTTGATACAGGGGACGCTGCCATTGGTTCTTTTGTTAAATTTATAGGTGGTATTGATGACGAAATTAGATTATGGATTGAAGATAAAAAGCTTGAATATGAACCTATAATAAGAGAATATGAGGAGTATTTAAGAAAAAGCGGTAAAGTGTTTAATAATTATCAAAGTATGTATGATTTTATGTTGGAAAAAGGACCAGATGGTAAACCTACTGGTTATATAATAACAAAATTTCCATCAGATCTTATTAAAGAAAAAAATAAAGCAATTATTGCTACTCAAACAATACGGAATGAAGATCAAAAAGAACAAGAAAAGGAAAGGATGAGATTTTTAAAGTTTTGGATTAATGATAATATGCCTCTTAATACCCCAGTGTTTGTAGAAAAAGTATATAAATATTTAGAAGAATTAGCAAAATTACCTTCTACAGATATAAATCATATTACTGCAAAAGAATATAATATTTTAACATCTAAATTTAATTCAAAAACATTATACCCAAAGTTTGATAAAGAAGTTAAAGCTGGAGATATAAGGGAAGAGGCAGTAGACTTATTAAAGAATTGGGTTAATAAAAATATGGATGATTACAGAGAAGCTGGTCCTGATTGGGATACTGGTCAATGGGAAGAATTACAAAAGATATTAAGTAATCCAGATGACATAAGAACCAAAGTATATAATGCTATTGTTGAAATGCAGTTAGCTGCGGATTCTATTGTTCCTAAAAGTTTAGGTATAGGATCGAGATTACCTGGTGTTATAAAACAAAAAGCTGAGAGACTTGGTTCTAATCAAAATCCATATACAATGTTATCTAAAACTATTGGCAAGTCATTTACTTTTAATCCAGATGATACATTTAAACAACAAGAAATTATTACAGAAAAAAATGAAGCTTTATATTTTATACCTGTGCACTATACAAAACCNGTAATGCATAAAAATAAAAAAGGGGAATNNGTATTTGATCATGATAATCAATCATATGATNTATTTGGTATATATTTTTCATACTATGCATCTGCTATGGAATATAGTAAAAAACACGAAGTCCTAGCAGAAGTAGATATGATGAGAAATGTTATTAAACAAAGACAAATAGCAAAATTAGATTCAGCCGGTAGAACTATAAAAAAGAAGATAGATTCTTTGGTTGGTATTGAAGATAGAGAAGAACAAGCTTATATAACTGGTGGTAATATAGCAGAACAATTAAATTCTTGGATTAATGCTGTTATATTTGGAGAATATGAAAAGGATCTCGGTGTTATTCC